AGTTGATGTACATCATTATACAGTCACGCGTGACTATTGCAAGCACTGATTTTACTAAATTTTAAGCAAAAAAAAGCCCACCGAAGTGAGCTAAGGGCTATAACAGCCGAGGGGAAAATCTATTGTAGCATCAAAATGGGATGTCATCGTCGAATGAATCCATGCCGGGCGCTTGCGGCGGCGCCGGTCTCTGTGCCTGTTGTACTGGCTGCTGTGCGCCATCACTCCAGAAAACCTTGCAGTTACCAAGTATAGCGCCGCTATTCTTTTCGCCACCCTGCGGCACTTTTTGCGTTATCATGCCGTTGTTGTCATACTGATCTTTGTTGTCAATATCAATAAACACTGTTGCGTCAAGGTATGTACCTTTAGCACCTGAAAACAAAAGCGCTTTATCAATCTTTGTTACATCAATCTTTAATTCTACACCGATCTTACTCATTACTCTCTCCCGGCGGTATACGCCATAGTTGATATACAGGAATCCATTGTTCTCGGTTATTTACTGATAACGGAGATTCCTTTGTTTTGCAGTGTTATGTGTAAAGATCATCTATACCCGCAATTTTAAACTGCAATCTAACCCAGCTAGGTTCTATACCAATTCTATTTAAGTGAGGCATATCGCTTTTTAAGTAAGTCGCAGCCGATTTTTTTTGGTTTTTTTTGAAAAGATCGCTAACAGCAGTAGCAAAAACCGCAAACATTAATTTGGCTTCTGCACTATCTGGTACTTGTTTTTTAATTTTTGAAACTACAGCCTTTGCGATCACTCTTTTGTTTTTCATTTTTTATTCCTCTGGTTAATGAGAGCCTATAATAATATAAATATAATAATGTTTCTGTGATATGCGTCACATAACAACCATTTTATAGCAGACGGTTATAAAACTGCTTCACTTCATGCTGCGTACCGCCGCAGCTAAAAATAAGGTTATATTACTTTGTGCCATCAAGCACAACTATCATACTATCGTGCATTCCAGCCCTATTCGTTACTCTTTCACCAAAGGTGTTAACCCCTTCAAATTTTACTCTGCCTCGAAGAAATCTAATGTCATCGGCATTAGGTAGTACAACATCGTGGAATAGTTTTGTGCTTGTGCTTACGGGTAGCAGCATTACGCAAAGCCTCCCTTTATTTTTAAACTCTACCGCCCTAGCTACAAACGCCTCTTTTAGCTTCCGACTATATGGCGGGTTTATAAAGTTTCTATTGCCCCACTCTATTAGTAACCCATCCTTGTCTGGTGTTATTTTGCCTGTGTTCAGTGGGCATGGGTCAAAGTCAAAGTTAAATTCAGCGTTAAGCTCATCATACAAAGACGGTGGCGTTGCCCAACTATCACTATGGTTTAAATTTCTATCTTTCATTAATCCCTCCAAAAAAAGCGTAATATAACAACGTAATCAATTTGAGCAACTACGCGCTGCTCCGTTTCCAAATTATTAATAGGTTAGCTGTCACTTAGTCGCTGGATATAACGGCTTGTTTGTAGGCATCCAGTGAGTGATATTTTCAATCATTACCTGTTCGCAATAAGTCTCAGCGTAAATGTCGCTAGTTTCACAGAAGCCGAGATCGTCAAACCATGCCACAAGCGCAATACGGCTCAAGCCCCCTTTCTGAATTGTTGCCCAAAAAGGTCTTGCGTTTGGGTTTTGCTCGGGCTTGCAAGCCCTTGTATCCATCCATGCGCCAACTTTCGCGCATTCAAGTTGTCGTTCTAAATCTTCGATTCTTTTATCTGCTGCCAAAAAATCATCAACCAGTCGTCTTAGTAAATCCGGTAATCTTTCTATTGTTCTTTCGTTCATTTCTTGTCTCTCACTAAATTATCAGCTAACAACCGCATCAAGCGGATGCGCTACGCTTACTCGCTTATGCGAAGGTTATAAATATTTGTATTGATCCAAGACAGCATTGCTTGTATTTTGGCAAGTTCTTAAACTGGCTTTCAGGTCAATAATTGCATTTTGCATCTCTGAATAGTTTTCTATGATTTCTCTGACAAGATTTGTGGAGATAGTCATATTTTGCGAAGGCTTTTCAAGTGCTTCTTTATATACTGAATCCATACCTATAACTTCATTCATTTTTAACTCCAGATTTATAACAACGTAATATAAGCGTTACGCTATCGCTTCACTTGGACTTACTCCGCTACGCTTCGTAAGCCATTAATTAATTGGTTATAACTCTTCGTAACCTATATCTAACCGTTTTTGCGCCCACTCATCTGAAACCTTCCATTTCTCATCATCGCTCAGGCCTTCCCATTCTCCTTCGTCCATACCCCAGTCAGCTACGGTATCTACAACCTCTTCACGAGTTGAGTGAATGTTTGCACCAGAATCACAATAAAATTTTACTTTTGCCATTTTCAAATTCCTCAATTAGTTATAACAACGTAATCTTGTGGACGGGTTAACGTCCGTTTGTTTTCTGTGGCATTTGCTGCCGCCACAAATTAAAAGGTTATATTGCCTTGCGTCTTTTCTTGCGCTTATCTTTATCGACCGCCTCCTGCAATATAGCCCTAAGCTCAATGCTTTGATTTGTCTTGTTTTTTATTGCGCGATCTATTAACACCTGTTTCTGGTCTGATGTCACTTCTTGCCTTGCCACATACGCCATGCTTATTCTCCCGTTGAATTAAGCTAACTATAACAGAATATTGCCTTGCGTCAACTTTTATTTAACTTTAAAAAAACTTTGACAGAGTTAAACTTAAGTATTATAGTTAGCGAACTAAAACAAAAAACACCGAGGAAATATTATGAGTTACGAGCCAGATTTTAAATCAATAACAATACCAGCAGACCTATATATAACAGACGTTAACTGCCTTTTTCAGTGGTCGGACGATAACTATCCCAAAGACGTTAAAGCGGTATGCGGTAACCCTGAGCAACTTATGGACTGGATAGCACACAACAACTATCACATTCAAAGCGTAGACCGTCAGGGTAACGGATTGTTTAATCTGCAAATACACGACTACAACGAAATCTGGAACGCTACTATATTGGTAGTTAACGAAGCCACGGAGATACGATAATGGCACTAGAAGCTATATCAACTACTTACCGGTTTACTTGTGAAGTTGGAATGAAGCTTAACGCTGAGATAGCAAAGGGCGTGCTAATAGGATTAAACCCCTCATTTGGTCACGGATATCGTAGCGTTGAGTTCACCGTCTCTGACGACAACGATACACGAAAAGCACAAAATCTAAGGAATGCACTATGGTACGCACAAAGAGAAATATAAAAATACTGGTGTGGGTTATCTCAGCGATAGCATGCATTTCATTAATCCCTTATATGGCAGAAATTTATGAACTTAATCAATAAAATACCAACATGGCTAGCAGTAAGCATCATAACAGCTTGCTTGCTGGTATCTGGCACCATTGAATACAACTTAGAATTACAACAAATAGCAGGGGAAAGACAATGACAAGTATCGGTAATGAGCAATTCTGTGATGAATGGATGTTAGGCTATAACGAATGTAAAAACGGTGTGCCTCACGAAGATAAAGGCGAAGCACATAGGCGAGGATATTCAGCTAGATACGAAGAAGAGCAGCTAATGGAAAAAGGGGTTTTACGATGAGCGTAGTATTATTTAAGGATGTAGCAACAGAAGATATTATTTCTAGCCTTGAAGAAGAGGGTAAAAAATACACCGGCCTTTATGTTGATATGAATAACGCTCCTGAGCGAAAGTACGTGAAAGATCAAGCGGAAACAATAACTAAAATGCTAAAGGCTCTGGATCGCGCCAGAATCGACAAAGCAAAGGATTTTAAAGCTAGTGTAGAGAAGGAGGCCGCGTACATAAAAGAGCGGCTAGAGGAAGCTAATAGGCCATTTACACTGCTTATTGATGCTCATAAGGCAGAACGCAAAAAGATACTAGATGAACAAAAGCGTATCGAAGATGAGAAAGCTATGGCTATCGAAAAAGAGCGTGATCATGAGTACGCGTTATTGATGGACGCTAAGGTAATGGCAGACAAGGCCGAAGCCATACGCGAGCAGCAAGCCCGTGACGAGCTTATAGCGAAACAAGCGGCAACCGCAGCAGTAGAGCAAGAAAGGCGTGACCGCGAGTTTCAAGAAGCGGTAGAAAGGCGACAAAAAGAGCAGCGCGAGTCAGATATAGCTCACAAAACAAAAATCAACAATGAGATACTTTCTGCCTTGATGCAAAAAGCGGAGCTGGACGAGGCTAAGGCAAAGGCCGTTATAACTGCTATTTACAATAACAAAATACCAAACGTTAGAATCAATTATTAGGAGTGTTTTATGATGTCAATTACAGAGCAACTAAAGGCACCGTTTGACCCAAAAGTAGTCCACTGGCGAGTAGGTGCAACCAACGCAAAAAAAAATAACGGCGTGGCAACTAAAGGTATTGCTCTTGCATATCTTAATGCTAGAGACGTGATGAAGCGATTCGATGATGTATGTGGCGACCTATGGCAAGTGGATTATCCTTTTGATGGGTGTTGTCGCATTGGCGTAAAAATTGGTGACGAATGGCTGTGGCGAAGCAATGGCGCTGGTGAAACTGACGTTGAGGGTGAAAAAGGCAAGTACTCTGACGCATTCAAACGAGCCGCTGTTTTATGGGGTGTTGGTAGATACTTGTATTACCTAGATAGCACATGGGTTGAAGTAGATAAATGGAAGTCAATAAAGACTCATCCAGCTCTTCCGAGATGGGCGCTACCTAAATCACAGTAACCAAAAAGGCGACTACGGCCTGCACTGGGTCGCGGTCGCCTGATTGGCTTAACGGTAGACTTTTAATGGTTAAAATCCGCATCCTTGCGCGTCGCATTCTCTTTGCTTTAAATCGTGCAGCTTCATATATTAAACATTGCTTGAGGTCGAGATAGCGTCCCACTGATTATTTACATTTCTGTCTATTAGCAGCATCAACAAAATGTGTAGGCTTAGTAGCAGAACAATGAACTATAATTTTAGTATCAATTTCTTGATCTAGAAACTTCGTACCAATTTGTCCCATTACACGCTAATACTAATGTGCTATTTGCGGAGGTTATAAAACTACCAGATAATTTCAAATTAGAAGTATCTGTAACAGTAATAATGCCCTGGAAAATCAAAGTAAGTACTTCGCCAGAATGTCCAGATGGAGTAATATTGAAGAAATTAGTTGTTCCGCTTATTTCATAAGTATCATACCCCTGCGGCAATGTTAAAACTCCGCCTGACACTTCAGTGCTAGAATCCACTACTGGAATTGCTGACGCATTAAACGCACCATTAAATAAATTGTCGCGAAATATTCTAAGTGCGCCTGCATTGCCAAGACGAAATCCGGGGGCAGTTGAGTCTGGGCAAATATTTCCGTATATACTGCATGTACTATTAATATTGGCCGCTATGTAAATAGATCGCTCCATGTTAGCGTTAGCATCAGTAATAATATTACCAGCAATCACATACTCACTACCTCCAGACTGCACATAAATTCCATACTCATCACCAACTAAATTTCCTGTCGCACAATCTTTAATAGCATTATCCTTGATTGTTACGTAGTTTGAAGCTGGCCCAGCTTCAGAAATGGCTGAATTAACACAGCCTCTGACCATGTTTTCCGATATATTAAGATTATTGCAATTCTTCCAGAAGATACCGCCAGCACCTGAATTAATTACAACATTGGTTGTCACATTGCAATCCTGGGTGTCACGTATATCAATACCGTAAGCGCCAGTATCAATTACTGTATTGCCAGATATTACACACCCCGTAGATAAAATAGTAGGTGTTCCAGCAGTAATATTGTCAATTAGAATGCCGTCCGATCCTGTATTGCTAATCGTATTTCCTGTTATTGCAATTGTATCCGGCTGTATTCCAAAGGAATCGTAGCATTGAACTTTTAAGCCAGTGCCAACCGCTCCAGTGTTCCGAATAATATTGTCAGCGATTACAATACGCTTTATTCCCGTGTCAGCGTATATGCCGTGTTCATTAATGAGGTCGTGGATTACATTTTCTGAAACCAAAACTTCTGATGAACCTTGACCAATGATCACGCCTTGAGCGACATCAGTAATATCATTATTAACTACCTGTAAGTTTTTGCCGATTAACGTAACCCCGGTACAATTCCTATAATTTATATCTACGCCTAGCACAGAATTTCCAGGCCCAGTAACTGTATTGTTGGAAAAAGTAATTTTATCGCCACCAGACGATATGTATATCGGGGAATAATAAAAATTCACAAACTTATTTGCAGACACTGTCAAATTTGTTGTGCCTGACCCGCTTATGCATCTAGCTAATGATGAGGATGTGTTTGCAAATGACGCTTCACTCTTGCCTACGAATTTGCCGCCAAATATAGTACATCCATCAGTAGAACCGGCATTTATAGTAATAGTCTGGTCAGTTCCTTGTGTGAGAGTGGCTTCATTAAAATGTAAACAATGATTATCAGATAATATTAATGTTCCTAATACTAAAAAGTTATCGCTAGAGTCACCGAAAATTATATATTTTGCGGCATTCAAAGTGTTCTGTATTGCCGCTGTATTATCAGTCACACCATCCCCAGCTGCGCCAAACCACTTAACATTAACGGCCCCACTATAGATTCGCTCCCAATACCAGTTAGCATCAATAACAATGATAGTGCCGCCGTTATCGGTTACGCCATGACCAACTACATTACGCAACACACCTTGACCACCTATACCTTGGTCGGTGACTGTTAGGGTTTGGCCGTCTACCACTTCACTTACATCAATAGACCTAACCGCGTTATAATTGGTTTTGTAAATACAAAAATCAGTGGCGACCGAACTTCCTGGCGATATAGCGCTAAGAGAAACACTTTCGACCCCAGATGAGTCATCTTTCCAGCGAAGAATTTGAGACGCTATAGGATCATCTAAAGTGACAGGGAGGGAGGCTGTTGTAGTATCTGATAACTGAAGGTATCTACCCTGCCCACCATCAATCTCTTGTATTACTGCCCATATTCGATCAAAGTCGGCATTAACCTCATCGGATAGAAAGTCTCCGCTGTTCTGGTAGTCCGTCAATCTTTCTTGGGCTGTTGATCTGTAAATGGTAATTATATCGCCAAGAGAAGATCCAACGACAAGAGTTACTGTGCCGCCGCTCTCATTCCCCACGCCTGTTAAAGTGTAGTCAGTTGATATGGCTAATCGCGTGTCACCTTTAAAGACCGAAATATCACCAGTAGATATAATCTCAAAGTTGTAATTAAAAACAGTCTGCCCACTTGTGGCAGTGTACTGGTTTCGTGTTGGGTTATTCTGTATGGTCATTGTGCAAACTCCGGTAGTATTTCGCCTTTCTTCCACCAATAATCTTGGTCATATTCTTTCTTGCGCTTCTTCATTTGACGCCTAAACTTTTTATTAAATCTAGGGTCGGCCATCATTGTTAATTGGTCGTACATCGCGTCAGTCAATAGCCTTGTCTGCCATACATCCGGCGTATATCGTTTAGCGTACTGTATCGCTTCGCCTGCAAAATTGGTATCTTCTCCTGATCCAAGTTGTTGCAAGTTGCCCAATGTAAGTGCTGCGGTTTTACTTACTAGCTCACCTGTAGGGCCGGTAATTCCAGCAACCGGCCCACCACCAAACCTATTAACATCGGAGAACATATAATCACCAACAATGCCGAGGCCGCCGCCTTGAGCCATTGAAGCAATAATAAACTTCCTCATTTGATCGATGTCGCCATCCTCATACCCAGTATCTCTCGGAGTCCTGCCAGCCACAATATCTTTAAGCTGTAGCGCCATGCCGCCCATAATAGTGGTCACGCCAAGCATTAGCCCTGCATACTGTAGCTTCCCCATACCTTCTTGGTTTAGCATTCTCTTGAAGTGAGTTTGCAATATAGTAATAGGGAATGATTGTAAATTCATAACTGTTCTAACGCCTTGGCCTGCCAAGGATGACCGCTCATAGCCGCCCGTTGTGACTGCCTGAGTATTTGCGTCCGGAGTAGGTACGGCAAAGTTGGTTTCTGACATAACCATTTGATGAAACTTAGCGCCATCTTCATGAATTAAATCGGCAAACTCAGCCTTTCCTCTAGATAGAGTTTTAGATTTTCTGAACTTATCCCAATCCGCTTTTTCAATTCCGTATATCTTAAACTGTCTTTTTGTATTGGCATCCAGGCTGCCGAAGCTCTTTTTAAAATTATTAGCTAGCGCAGCAGAGAATTCCATACCAAAAGCTTTACGCCCCGCATCAGTCCAATGAGCCAAGAATGACGCCCTCATTACAAAATCGGCCACCTTAGCTGTGCCGCCCGTGCCGTACATATCAGCAAAACGATTAGCGGTTGATGCCATATCCGTCCACTCGTCCAACCCCAAACCTATTTGAGCCGCAAACATGCGATCACTTTCGTTTGCTGGGTTTAACTGCTTAATCATTGTTCGCATAGTTTTAACAAAAGAGATATTATTCGACTTTACAGTTATCAACTGAAATCCCGCATCCAAGGTGGCACTAATCATGGCCGCGCCCAAGGTTGAGGCGGTTATAACGTTGCGGGTCCCCTGCCCAACATCAGAAGCTAAGGTCAAAGTTCCAGAATTTACTTTCCCGCTTACAGTATTCCATACTGAATCAAGTTTTGACTCTTGTATTTCAGTCAAACCGCCTTCTTTTTTAGCCATGGCTTTCAGCGTGTCAAAAGTCGCTTGAGGGTTTGGCCCCATGATTTCAATCATGGCGTTATCGTTAGACTTCGTTTCTATATGGTCAGTAATAGTTGTAAACACATTACCAGAACCAAATTCGTCGTTATAGTCAGCCCATGAATCAGCATCTTTAAAGAACAGGAACCGCTTATCAGACCCTCTACGGCTAAGCTTTTTCCCTAATCTAGGGATGCTTAAATCTTTAGCCTTATTTAAACCGCCCGTAGTAATCGTTTCAAAAATGTAATCAAGTGCATCCTCTAGGTCGGCATCACTTAACGGCCTGCCAAGGTCATCAAGCATTTGTGATCGGTCTAACTTAGGTTTTATTTTAGCTTTCCAGTCACCCAACCCTTTATCGGGTAACTTTTTGTTTAAAATCTTTTTCGCGTCATGCGATTGAGGTAACAACCATTTCTCATTCTTAGAGATAGAGCCGCCTTTAGCGTTAAAATCTACTCTCATTTCCTCAGCAAGATCGGACCACTGTTTAGCAAACTTCATTATTTCAGGATCATCTACAACTTCACCGTAAATAGCTTTTACTAGCTTTTTAATGCCAGCCTTGTCTTGAGTTAAGCCAAAATTCTTTGTCCTGAATGCGGCTAGAGCCTCTCTAAATCGAGCATGATAACGTGCTTGGTAAGCTAGTTGCAGCATATCAACATTATTGTAGCCGGCCTTTTCTGTCATATCCCTTGCGAGTAAAGACCATATACCATCAAACACACCTTTCTCGTGTGACTTCGCTTTTTGCCATCCATCAGCAACTCTAAGCGCCTGAATTGCGGCCTCTCTTTTTTGACGAGTTAACGCCAATGTTTCAATCTCGATAGCTTCCTCAAGATTATCGGCTAGATTTAAACTATCCCGTAATTTTTTGGTTATTTTGCCTGCCGTATAAGCGGCTTCAACACATGGGTTCATTTATATAAGCATCTCATAATAGAATCAATACCTTTTAGCTCGGTATCAATTTCAGATATAAATTGGTTTGAATCGTACATTTTGCCGTCCATTTCAACTGGCACACCTTCTGGCAAAGCTTTATCTTTTTTCGCTACGCCAGACTGCTTCACAATATCATCTATCTCAAAGTTAATATCGTCTTGCACGGCCTTAACTGCCATGGCATCAGCTTTATTTATAGCCTTGCCGGCCTTGCCCTCTCCAACCCTTAACGCAAACTCCCTAAACATTTCCGTCTGGTGAAGCCCGTCAGCTTTCATTGCGAGATAGTCTTCTTTTGGGATTACCACCGCCTTAATTTTATTACCTTCTTTAGCGGCAAGTTTGGCTCTATGGTGGCCATCTAATATAACAGCCTCGCCATCAATGAAAGCTACAGATATGGGTTTGCTCGCATCCCCCCTGTAATTACTAACATCCTTAAACTCGGTCTCACTAACTTTTAATGTCTTTGGGTCAACTTCATACAAATAGCTTTCACCGCCCGACTTTGACTCTATTTTTTTAGCTCCTACGGCATCCGCTTTAGGGTTAAATCGCTCATTATACTGAGCAATATCCCTATTATACCCGTCTAGCTCGCCAGTTTTCTTTAATACTGCATTTTCTTTTGTAGAAAAATCTTTTGGTTTAACATAAGGCGTTTCGTTAACCTCTATAGCTGGTGGCGGCTCTTTTGCTAGCTCCACTTTGTCTCGCCGTACTTCTAGCTCAGTAAGAAATTCTTTATCGGCGTTTACCAGCTCCTTACTTGTCATTCCCTCTTTGCGTAATGGGTTGTTGCTTAATGTTTCTTCCAATCTAGCCAACGTCTCATCAGCAAATTGTAATTGCTCACTGTCTGGCAAATCTTTTGTTTTAAGGCGAACATGAGATATGTATTCTTTTATCCCCATAGCTGTGCCGCCTAATAAGGCAGAACCTAAAGCCGCTGTACCAATATTAGTAATGGCATCTTGATAACCGTAAGGGGAGTCAATCTCCTCTTTATGGTCGAACACAAAAGCCTGAATACCTGTTTCAACCGCCATTTCAGTAGCGCCAATCTTTAACGCCGCCTTGCCTACCGCACGCAACCCTTTAGCCGCTCCAACAGAATACCCAATGGGCATGGTAGCAATAGAAATAGGATCGAGCATAAACGCATTAGCAGCACCCAAAAACCTAGCCGTTCCTGAGCCGCGTTCAAAAACATCGTTAGCGTAATCTCTTCGCATTTTTAATAATTGATTGCGCTCTTCACTTAAAGTTTTATGATCTTTTATCTCCTCAAAATCCAGTGACGCGGCCTCGTAATCAAACTGCGCCGGATGGAGTCCACCAAGTGATGATGGTGTTGGTAAGCTACTTCTTGAGTACTTGCTTTTATCCAGCGCCCCCGAATCTATAAGACCCTCGACTATTCTTTTTCGATCTGACCAACCCTCCCTGTTTAATTTTGATGAAATAGAAAGTTCTTCATCAAAAGTCAGTCCAATAGAAGCGGCATAAACATCACCAAAAGAAGATTTAGGTGCAAACTCTTCTTGAAAATTTATATCAGCAGAGCGCATTTTTTCATCACGACTAGAAACAAAAGCCATTACTTGCCACTCCTTTTTCTTTCTAATATCTTCCTTTGTCGCTCTTGCTCAGCGAGTACACGGTCAACATTCCTCGACGTTTTCTTGTCCATTGGGGTCTGGTTAGCTTGGTCGTTCATCATAAGTAATTCGGGCGTGATAACTATTTCAAAAGGCTCATGCTTTTTGTTGTACTGTCTTGCTCCGTTAACCTCTATTTGATAGCGATTAGAGCCAACAGACACCAAATTGCCATCTCTAATATCATCTATATCGTGAGGGTGAAGCAAGCCACCAAACTGCTCCAATGTATTTAAATTTATCTCATTAAAGAAGTCGTCAAGATCGTCTTCATCCACACCTTGAGGCAACTCAACTTTGCGGCCATTTACACTACCTACCCCGCCAGTAATAGCAAGTAATGCCTTTTCCATTGAGCCCGGGTCATACTCCTCATTACCAAGAGTTGCATAATAACTTTTTGCCGCCCTGATAATTGTTGCCCGATCTTCAACTTGATAGACTTCGCCAACAGCGCCGAGATATTCATCTAAGTCAGCCATGTAGTCATCTTGTGATGGAAGTTTAACCTGCTTAGTTTTAATCAGTTCCTCACCCAAGAAAACAGCC